CCCCGGATGCCCACCCGCCGCTCTCGCCGCCGAGTTTCACCGCTCGATCTCGACCGCGCCGGTGACTTCGAGCGGCTGGTCTACGTCCACGTCCACAGTGTTCTGCACCTCCACATCGACAGTGTTGGAAACATCAATCGAGCCATCTGCGACGTAAACCAGTGGAAGTTTAGCTGCCCATCCTTTGATTTTTTGCGATCGTACCCGCTCCATCGTCACAGGCCGTGGCGCGCTACGCCACAGCAGCCCGCACAACAACAGCGCGATCACGGTCAGCACGGCGCACTTGTAAAGCTCCAGCGAGGCGCGCGCACGTAGCGCCGCCCATGCGCGCCTCACTTCTTCGCCTGTTCCGGCCCCGCCCTGTCAGCCCAACGCGCCTGGGCCGCTTTCGATGCGATTTCCTTCCGCCTGGCGGGCGAGAGTTTTTTATTTCGCATAGCCGCCATCGCTTGAGCCATCGGATTTTTCTTCACCGCTTTCTTTTTGGTTGCCATTGGTACGTAGTGTAGCTCACGGAAGCATCCGCCATCCTTTCGTGAGCATACCTGAAAATAAATACTTGCGCAAGCATTGACAATGGATGCTTGCGCAAGCATAATGGAGCTGTACTCCACTTCGCCGGCGGGCGACACCACGCGAGAGGTACCACATGCAAGAGATACCAACCAGAGAAGAATGGGACGCGATGACGGACGAGACGCGCGAGCAGTATGTCGCGCGGCGGCAGCACGAGCGGGCAGTTGCGGCGCGGCTGCGGCGCATCGGGCAGTACGCGCGGTCGTACGACTGCCCGCGCTACGAAGCGGAAGAGCGGCTGATCGAGGATTTGTGGGGCGTGATGGGAGGCTACGATGCTTGATAAAGTGCGGTTTGAGTTTGGAACGCCGGCGCTGGTCGCGCTGAAATACTCGGCCGGCAAAGAAGTAGCCGGGCAATTTGGCGATCAGGTGTTTTTCACGCTCGACGACGGGCGCTGTATGTACGTGGAGCCCGAAGTCGCCGAGCAGATCGAAGCGCTGGCCGTCGAGCCAGGCGAGCCGATCGAGATTCTCAAGCGCCGCGTGCCGAACGGGCGCTCGAAGCCGTTGACGAAGTGGGAAGTGCGGCGCGCGGACGAAGCGCCGGCCGAAGCTCGCGACCTCGGCCGGCCGGTGACCGCGCCATCAGGGGAGAAGATGCGGCCGGAACAGCATCCCCATAGTACTCCCCTGGCGCGCCAACTAGAGCAGAGCATTGCTGTGGTCGAGCAGCAAAAAGCCGCGCAGCCGCCGCTCGCGCAAGTGCTCGGCCCATCGGCCGGCGCGCTGTTCGAGTTGTGCGGCTACGCCGCGGTGGACGCCGCGGCGAAGGTCGCGGCGTACGCGCTCAAAGCCGGGCTCATCGTGAGCTTCGGCGCCGAGGACGTGCGCTGCTTGTGGAACTCGTTCTACATCCAGGCAACGAAGCAAGGGGGCTCGACGTGGCGGAATTAGTCGCGGTGGGCTCGACCATCATCAATCTCGACCATGTCATCGTGGCCGAGGTTTCGGGCTTGGAGGGCGGCGCGGCAGCCGCCCCCAAGGTTTCGCTGCGCCTGAGCTGGACCAGCCAGCCGCTCGAAGTGACCGGCGAGGACGCGCGCTTCCTCGCGGAGGCGCTGATGTCGCTCGCGCTCACCAAGCCGCGCGTCGATGGCGACGATGAATCGGAGGGCCTGCCGATATGGAAGCCTTGAGCGCGCGCCGCACCGAAACGTTTTCCTACCGCTTTTTCGAGCGCATCCCGGCTGACACGCTCATCAAACTGCGCGATACGGCCGGACGCGTCATCACCGATCGCGCGCGCCAGGGCGATCTATTCTCGACGCCCGCCACGCTCGACCCGATACCGGAGATCCCGGTCCGCACGCCGCCGGCCGTGCCGGGCCTGGCCGAGATCCTATCTCCGAGCCAGGTCCGAAACTTCCAGGACTGCCAGGCGCGCTGGTGGTACAAGTACGGCCAGAAGATCCCCGAGACCATGACCAGCGCGCGGGCGCTCGGCATCGCGGTGCACGAGGCGCTGGCATTCAATTTCGCGCAAAAGATCGAGTCGCGCAAAGACCTCGGCCCCGAGGAGGTCGTGTACATCTTCGGCCAGCGCTGGGATGACATCACCAAGTGGACCGAGTTCCGCGCCGACGAAAGCCCGGCCGAGATGAAGGCCAAGGGCGAAGCGCTGGTGCGGCTCTATATGACCGCGCGCGCCCCGCAGGTGCAGCCGGCCGCCGTCGAAGTCGCGGTTGACGGCGAGATAGCCGGCGTGAAGGTGCGCGGCAAAGTCGATGTCATCGATGAGGCCGGCGCCATCAACGACGTGAAGACGGCCTGTAAGAAGCCGTCCTCAATCGACGGTTCCTACCGCAGCCAGGTCGCGACCTACTCGCAGCTTGCGCCGGGCGCGAGCGGGCTCGTGCGCCTCGACACGATCGTCAAGACCAAAGTGCCGCAGCTGGTCAGCCAGGAGTGGCGCATCGACGCGAGCGACCTGCACGGGATCGAGACGCTATACCCGCTGGCGCAGGCCGCTATGCTGAAGGGCTACTACATGCCGAACCGCCAAAGCACGCTGTGCAGCCGCCGCCAGTGCTCCTACTGGCGCCATTGTCAGGCCGACTACGGCGGCACCGTGGAGGAGTCCTAAAATGACGGAGCGGGAGTTGTTGCCGAACAATCCAGCGGAGAAGACGCCAGCCGCGGTATCGCTGCGCGAAGTCTACGAGGCCATCTTGCGCTGGTGCGGCTTCGAGAGGGTGAAGGTGCTTCGATGACGCGCAAATGGCGATAGCTTAAGTAAATCTCCTGCTGAACCAACTGGCCCGACCCGCACACCGCGGGCCGGGCCGATTTTTTGCTACCGCCAGTCGCGGTTGCGCTCGACGGCTTCGGCGCGGCGCCGCCGGCTGAAATGCATATACACCGCCGTGCTCTTCGCTTCGCGGTGCCCAAGCCAATCTTGGATGGAGTCCGCTTGCTCGCCGCGCTCGGCCAGGTGCGTGCCGCATGAATGTTTGAGCGCGTGCATGTGCGCTTTTTCTCGCGCAATCCCGGCGAGCTCGCAGTAGTGCTTGATGAGTTGATCGAGCCGCCCGCGCTTGATGCCGTGGCCCAGGCGGCCGGGGAAGAGCGGCCCCGGCATCGTGCCGCGTTCTTTGAGCCACGCTTTCAACACATGCAGCTCTTCGGTCGTGAGGTTGTGCTCGCGGCTGATCGAGCCTTTGCCGCGATGCACGAAGAGTACGCCGTCGCGCACGCGGAAGTCGGCGAGCTGCAGTAGGCCGACTTCGTGGGCACGCAATCCGCGATGATACGCCAGGCGAAAAATGGCGCGATCGCGCTTGTCCACGATGAAGCGGAAAAGACGGCGGATCTCGTCGAGCTGGAAGTATTGCGAGTCTTCGATTTTGTAGATTTTGCGGCGCGTCTTTTTCGGGGCTTTTATTGGGCTTTTGGGGGTTTGCTGAACAGTCCGGTCATACTGTCTAGTTTTGGCTGCTGGAGGCGGCTTTTTCCCAATCTTTTTCGCGAGCATGGCTCAATTTTGCGGGAATAGTGGCTACTTTACAAGCGGAATTTTGGTTTCAACCGCCGCAGTGGCTGCGGCTGGCGCGGCAAAAACCGCGTTTTCACGCGCCTCCCCGCTCCTGCGCGTAATTGTCACCAGGTGAGCGTCCAGGATCGCCAGTGGCGCCCTTGGCATTGCGTCACGAGTTCCACGCCGAGGCGCCCGCGGTCGCGGACCACAGCGAGCACGAAGCGGAACCAACGCAGATGAGCCGCGAATCGGATGAGATCGGTCGGAAGCTCGAGCGCGTCGGCTTCGTAGACTGGGTGCGGCTCGCGGTCGGTGAGTTTCTTGAACAACCGCCCGGGGAGCCATGCGGTGTATGTATTGCGCTTGGCATCTGCCGGCTTGCGGCTCAGTATCATGCCCGCGAGTTTCACGGGATCGCCGTTCGCGGCGCGGACGGGCTCCCATCCGCGCATACCCCTAATCTGCACTGCGCGTTCGCCCAAAAATCTATACCGACAATACATTCCGATGGCCTCGTCGGCTGCGCGCTGCGAGTAGGTGGCGGCCTGGAAGGGGTCCGCTTCGATGAATGGGCCACTCGGCATCGGGTGTGACTCAGTACTCGCGATGAGCTCGCTGGGGGTTGGTATCGACGTGTTGGGGTCGCGCCGGCGCGGCCATTGGAACCCGACCGATAGTTTTCGCGAAAATATCGGCCGGGCGTTTACCATCGCGATGCCTTCCGTCGCGCGCGCTCTATAGCGGTCCCACGGCACCCCGAGGTTTTCGGCGATGCGCTTCTGTTCTTGGTCTTGGATGCGCTCAGCGCTGGGCTTGGGCATTTATTCCAAATTCTCGATCATATCTTCCACGACATCGCGCTGGAGAAAGCCCAGCCGGAGCAAAGCTAATTCCAACATGCGGCCAGCCGCCTCGTGGTGGCCTGGCGCGTGGGTCTGGAAATTAAGGTAGCCGCCGTCGCGGCAGGCCAGGTAACACGACAGCTCCTCAATTTCTCCCGCGTCGATGAGCCGGGTGAGTTCGGCGACGATCTTGCGGGCGCCCTCGATACAGATGGGCTCAGGGATGGCGGTGTCGGGCTCCGGCTCAGGCATGGCAACTCCTTAGTCTTCAAGCAGCGCCAGCACGTCGTCTTCGCGCAGCAGTAGCAGCTCCTCGCCCGCGATCTCGAACGCCTGGCCCGCGTATTTGGCGAACAACACTACATCGCCCGGCCACACCGCGAGCGTCAGACGGCGGCCCGCTTTGCTGCGCCGGCCGGCGCCGACCGCGATGATTTCGCCTTCGTGCGATTCGCGGTTCACCGTCTGCGGGGCGATGATGAGGCCTGCGGCCTGGTCCATCGGCTCGAAGCGGCGCACCAGCAGCCGGTCGCCGAGCGGTCGTAGCGGCGCGCGCACGTCGTTTTTTAGGAAGGTCGCCGGCATCATGCTTCAATTTACTTCACGCCGCGCGCCTTCGGGCTGTGTGTGTTTTGTGGTGCAGGTTTATTTTTCCCGCTTCTAAACCTGACGATTCAGAGCGGGGGAAATTCAGGCGTGCGTCTTATTCTTCTTTCTTTACCTTATAGATGGCTCCGGCAAACGCGCCAGAAATCCGTTTCGCGCGGAATCCTGGCGCGTTTACCAGGAGAGAAGAAAGAGCGAAGCGTCCAAAAAACAGCCCTTGCGTTAACTGCACGCATAGAAGTAGGCTGATGGGCGTGAGTAAATCGCAGGCAGTGCAGCCGCGCTTCGGTTCAGTGGAGTGCGCTCGGCTGGGTGGCTTGGCGACCGCGCTCAAATTGAAACCAGAACAGCGCTCGGCTAACTGCCGCTACGCGGCACAGCAGCGTTGGGCGCAGTGGCGCGCAGCGCGCGAGAAGCAGCTCGAGCGCGCGGCATGAAGTTGACCGCGGAATATCCGTTATCGGAAGTTGTTCAAGCTCGGATGGAGCCCAACCCCCCCATCCGTCCGCCGCCGGCGTGTCGTGGCGAGCCGCTGCCGATCTGAACTTTGTCCTTGGCGGGCGACCTTCAGTCAGTAGTAGCAATAGCCAGACATGCCGGCGGTCTTCAGCTGCTCTCAAAAAGCAGCTGGATCACCTGCACGTGGGGTTGGCGGACGCGCAGATGCAGCCATTGTAAAGAGCGGCACTGGTGTTGCGCAAGCCTGAACTCGGTGGGTTGGCGGGTGGCGGGCTCCGATGATATTTCACTCCAGATATTTTACAGCGAGGCGCCGGTGAGTGCACTTCGCGAGATGGCGCCACGCGGCGAGACGCCGCGATCGTCGGCCGCCGAACTGCACGTCGAGGCCTGCGCTGGCGGCTTCGCTCAAGTGCCGTGGAGTTGGATCGACCTGTGGGCCGAGCGCGGCATCCCGGCCGTAGCGCAACTGGCGCTCCTGCATATCTTCCGGGAGACGATCAACCGCCGCCAGCGCAAGGGCGCCGCGCCGGTCGTCTGCGCCGACATTTCACTTGCTGCGTTCGGGGTTGCGACGAATATCGAACCAGACAGCGTGCGTCGGATACTCGACGGCCTAGCCGAAAACGGTTGGATCGTTCGTACGCGCAAAGGCCACGTGGTCTTTTATGCGCTTGCGGTGCCGCGGTGGGCCGATGCGTTGGCCTATGAGTCGCGCACCGCACCGGCGCGCAAACCGGCCGTGCGCGCCGAGTCTACGCCGCCGGCCGATCCCGAGCCTAACCCTCAAACACTTGTCATACGACCAGGGCGGCAGGTGCCGGTTACGCTCGGCGCGGCGGTGCGTGGCGTGCGCTGGTCGTCTGACGCGCCGGTCGACATCACGTGCGATGTCGTCGCCGGATGGCTCAATGTACTTGTACAACAAAAGAAAGCTAACGCGCCAGAAATCCGTGGTCCGCGTTGCAAACAAACAATCACAGAAAATTCAGACGCATTTAAGCGGGTCTTCACGCGCGCCTGGGAGGCGCATAAAAAGCACTACAACCGCGAACCGTTGCAACTTGTCACACAGCTATTACTGGAGCGTTACGCCGCTGGCGAGCTCGATCTGCAAAAGTTTGACGAACGCCACACAGCGTACGTGGCGTATTGGGAGGCGGCCGGCTGGCAGTTCTCCGGTTTGACGCTGCTCGGCTGGGTCAATGCCGGGATGCCTGAGCCGCCGCCGCCGCCGCTCGGCGCGGAAGACTTGAAACGGATCGCGCGTCGGGCTCCGAGGATAGAAGAAGAGAAAGAGCACACGCCATGGAGGTGGGGAGAGTGAACCTCGCCATCCAAGAGCACAGGCGCAGGCCGCGCGCAGCGGCCGCAACCATTTCCCCGCCCTAGGCGGGAAACGCCCGCCGCGCGCCGACCATCTGCCCGGCGCCCGCGGCGGGTGCGTGACGCCGGGCAGGATGGGAGAAAGAGCACAGCATGAAAACCACCTACGAGATCCCGAAGCTGACGCCGGACGAGATCAAGGCTATCCGCGCCTGGCACAAGGAGAGCCCCGAGACGCGCCAGGCGCAGTTTGAGTTGCTCATCACCGAGCGGCCGAAGCTTATCTTCCAGCTCAACCGGATGTTCGCGGCCGAGCACCGCGTGCTGGCGTCTATCGCCGCGAAGGCGGCCAAGGCCATCGCGGCGGCGGCCACCAAGGCCGAAGCCAAGAGCGAGCGCGTCGGCAAAGGCGCACTCGGAAAGGCGGCCACGCGATGAATAACGCCGAGAAGGAGAAAGCGGCGGTGGCCGCCGAACACGAGCGCGAAAAGGCCGCCGAGCAGGCGCGCCGCGCCGCCGCCGAAAAGTCGCGTGCTGCCGAGGGTACTGCCGCCGAGAAAGCCGCGCGGGACAATGCGCGGTCGCTCCACACCGGCGATGCTCAAGCCGCCAGCAAGGAGGCCGACCGGCACAACGCGGACGACACAGCGGCGTTGCGCAACGCGGCAGCAGAGCGAGCGGTCGCATTGGAACGGAATGCGCAGAGCGCAGCGCAGCGCGATCTCAACACCAGCCGCGAATCGGCTGAGTCGCGTGAGCCGCATGCGGATGCGGCGCAGCGGGATCTCAATACGGCACGCGAGTCGGCGGAGCCGCGGGAGCCGCGCGCGGAATTCCCGCCGGAGCGGCGATCGAGCGCCATCAAAGACGCGCCGACGCCTGCTAACACGGCTACGTCGGCTAGCTCACCCGCAGCCGTCGCGGCACGGCAAGCGCGGAAACTCGGCGAACCGCTAATGCGCGACAACAACAAGCCCGAGGAGCCCGAAGAGGTCGACGCACCAATCGTGATTCCGAAGCTGACCGCGACGCAGCTCGAGACGATCCGCGCGTGGTACGAGGAGGACCGCACCGCGCGGCAGAACGACTACGACCGGCTCACGCAGTCGCGCGACCGGCTCGTAGTCGAGCTGCAATCGCTGATGGAGTTGGAACACCGCATCTTCGCCGACATGGCAAGGCGGCACGAGCACCACAAACACGCGTCGCCGCGCACGTAGGGGGAGAGGCCGGAATAGCAATCGTGCCTAGCCTCTGGATTAACCTCTCGCTCGAAGACGTCGATCTGCTCGTCGGCGCGCTGCAGCTCGAAGCGATCCGCGTGTCGGGCTTTAACCAGCCCATCCGCCGCATATGCGCGCTCATCGAGCGCCTCGAAGCCAACCGCGACAAGGCGCGCGCGGCGGCGGAGGGCGGCGATGCCGATACGCTCTGAGAACCGCCAGTACTACGACACGCCCGCCTTCGCCGACCTCCGCGCGCGGCTGAAGCTGCGCGCGGGAAACCGCTGCGAGCTGTGCCGCGCGCCGGGCGGCGAACTGCTGTTTTTCACGTGGTCGGACTCCGACCCCGACTATCAATTCGCGCTGTGGTGGGATGGCGTCTGGATCGACGCGGGCGGCCAGCCCATCGCGCCCGCGCTGTTCACGGGCGGCGGCAACGAGTCGCGCCGCTGGCTCGCCGACGGCCCGGATTTAAAGCATTGCCGCCTGCTGCGCGTGGTGCTGACCGTGGCGCATCTTGACCACGATCCGCGGCACCAGGACGACGAGCGGTGTAAGTACCTCTGCCAGCGCTGCCACCTGGCGCACGACCGGGCCAATAACTACGCGCGGCGGCGGCGCTACCGGGCGGCGGAAGACGGGCAGCAGTGGCTGCTGCGCGATGTGGAGCTAGCGGAAACGCCAGAGAGGGAGCACGATGCCGAACCAGCCGAACCAGCCAAGCCGACAGAAGTACGGAATTGAGGAGCTTTTTCTCTTTCCCATTTTGACCCGCATCGAGGCGGGCAATCCGCCGCCGATCCCCGGCGCACCGTTCCAGCCGTGGAAAGACACCAGCATCCAGCCCGGCCGGTATACGCTCACAACCTACCTTGCCGCGTGGGACGCGCCGAATCGGAAAATCCTGAACGACTTCGAATACCCGGCGTGGTACGCATGCAATTACAACTTCGCGGGCGGCCAGGTCGCGCCGATCCCCATGCGCCCACTGCTCGCGAACGAGCGGCTTGTGCTCAAGATGAGCCCGTTCGATCCCGGCCCCGACGCCTGGATCGAGCGCACCGACCTGACGCCAGGGGGCGCCCCCGTGCTCGCGACCGAGATTAAGCCCGACGTCACGCTCGAAACGCTCGACGCCAAACTCAACCGCCTGCTGGCGAACTTCGGGATCGCGATGTAACGGGTATGCAACGCACCGTTACGATCGAGATCACCTGCAGCGACGACCTGCGCGAAGGCGCGGCGAAGCCGGAGCTGAGCATGGCCGTGCTGTTCAGCCCGAGCGTGCCGCTCAACCCGCAAGCGTCCATCCTTGGCTCGCTAGTCATAGCGGTGCACTGCATGATCGAGACGCACTTCGGCCAGCATGAGTTTGCCATCGCCATGACGCCAGAGCAGCACGCCGCCGCCGAGGCCGAGCTCGCCGACGGCGCGCACGAAGTCGCCGTGCGGTTGGCCGACCCCGAGCCGCTGGTGCGGCTGACGTGAGCGTCCCGCACGAATCCGAAGCCGACGCGATCCTGTTCGCGCGGCACGGCATCGGCGACTATCTGCCGGACCACTGGCCGTCCGAAACCGACTCGATCCTCAAGATGAACTCCGCGCTCGCGCGGCGCATCGAGAACGACCAGCGCGTCATCGCGGAACTCGCCAGGCGCTGCCAGGCGCTTACGACGCGCGCCGAACGCGCCGAGTTGCAGGTCGTGCTGGCCCGCGCGATCGCGCTGGCGTTCGCAGGCGGACTCGCGCTGTTTTGGATCACGCGGTGAGCCGCCGCCGCGCTCTCGCCGCCGTGCTCGCGTGGCTGAGCGGCGCGCCGTGCGTGGCGAAGCGCCACCCTGTTGTCGGCTCGATGGATATCGGGCAGCCGCTCACCGGCACGCCGCCCGCCGACACGCTGGCCGTTGGCATTAGTTCTGTGACCAAGCGATTACAGGTTCAGGCCGACGGCCGCATCGCCGACTTCTCGGTGGCCGAGCTGATGGACGCCTTGGGGGCAAAGTGACCATGACGCAATACATCCTGGCCGCCGGCGTCCTGCTCCTCCAGTTAGCGCTCAACGTGTGCGGCCAGGCACCCGGCAGCGCGGCCGCGGCGCAGGCGCCGGCGGGCATGGTGATGTTACTCGCGCCCGACCCGCTGGCGCCGCCCGTGTTCGGCGCGATCAATCCGAGCGCGCAGGGCGCGCCCACGCTGACCAGCGCCACGCCCGCCACCGGCGCGCAAGCGGTTGGCACCGCCGTAACCTTCGTCGGCGCGAACTTACTCGGTACTACCTCGATCAATGGCGGCGCGGGCTTCACCGGCACGCTGGTCTCGGTTACGCCGACCATGATAGTCGCGGTGGTGGCGCTCGACAGCAACGCCGCGCTCGGCCCGCGCAACGTCACGGTCACGACGCCCTACGGCACGTCGAACGCGCTGAGTTTCACCGTCACCAGCTCGACCGGGCCGACGCTGACCAGCTCCGCGCCCGCCGCTGGCGTGCAGAACAGCGTCGTTAATGTGACGCTCACAGGAACCAATCTCACCGGCGCGCTCTCCATCGGGCACTCGAACGTGGGAATCACCACCAGTAACCTCGCGGTGGTCAACGCGACGACCGTGACCGCGACATTCACCGTTGCCAACACCGCGCCCACTGGCATCGAGAACGTGACGATCACGACCGGCGTGGGCACCAGCCCGGCCGCCGCCATCTTCACGGTCAACGCGCCCGCGTATCCCACGATCACCAGCGTCTCGCCGTCGAGCGGCGTACAGGGCAACGCCTACAACGTTACGATCACCGGCACCAATCTGACCGGCACGACCGCCATCGCGCACTCGGCCGCCGGCGTCACCACGGGCGCGCTCGTGGTGGTCAACTCGACCACCGTGACGACGACGTTTACGATTGCTTTCGGTGCAACCGTGGGCGTCGATAGCCTGATGGCGACCACGCCGGTCGGCAACAGCGTGCAAGCGCCGGTCTTCACGGTGGTTGCCGCAAGCCTACCGACGCTGACCAGCGTCTCGCCTAACAACGCGCTGCAAGGCTCGACCACCGCCGTGACCTTGACCGGGACGAACCTCATCGGCTCGAACACCGTCACACACTCGAACGCGGGCCTCTCGACCACGGGCCTCAGCGTCACGAACTCGACGACCGTGGCCGCGACCTTCACCGCGACGCTGGCGGCCGCCACGGGAGCCGAGACGTTTACCATCTCGACGCCGGTCGGCACGAGTAACCCGATCACCTACACCATCAACCCCGCGCTGGTTACGAGCGTCACCACCGAGCCGACTAACACACAGGTGATCTTCCGCATGCCCGCGGCGCCCGCGACTTGCACCGTCGAAGTCAGCCCGAGCGTGACTTACCTGCCGCTGGTGCCGGATGTTGACCCGGCGCTGTTCACGGGCGCCGGGACTTACACACAGAATGCCGGGCACTGGTATGTGGTGGGCAAGCGCCAGCTCGCGACCACGCTCGGCGCGGCCGTGGTGTCGCGCGCGCTGCAACTGGCGACGCTCTATTACTACCGCGTGAGCTGCCCTTCGACCACCGCCGTGACCGGCACATTCACGACGCAGACGTTGCAACCCACCACTTACCTCGAACCGGCGGCCGGCTCGCCGCTCGGCAACCCGATCAACCGCGATGAAACGCTCGTCGACCCGCTGACCGGGACGGCGATCAAGAAGCTGGCGCTGCCGGGCGACCGCGTCGGCACTGTGAACAACACCTCGCTGCAAGTGACGTTCCCGTTTACGCTGACTACCACCAAGCAATTCCTGCCGGCCGATTCAACGACCGTCTTCGTCGGCAACTTCGCGTTTTTGAAACAAGACCCAGCCGCCAACCAATACAGCCTGCACTACTTCCAAGTCAACGCGGCCTATGCGGCGAATCCCGCGACGATCTCGGCGTGTCTGACGTACGATGGCGTGAGCTGCGCCGCGGGCGGCAAGACACTCGCCTCGACGCCCGGCGCGAGCGCGGCGACGTTCGGCACGACGGCCATCGGCGACATGTGGCAAGCGGCCGGCGCGCCGATGCCGGGCGGCTATCTGGCGGCCAAGCAGGGCTCGCCGCCGGTGCCGACCTTCGGCGTGCTGATGTGGGTCAACGCCAACACCGTCGCGCTGACGAGCGCGACCTATAACTACCAGCTCGGCACGCGGCAGGCGTTTCCCTACGGCGGCGCGCTCGACCAATGCTCGGCGACTAGCGTCATCGGCGTCGAAGGCACGGCCGGTTATAACTGCTATCTCGACAGCTTCGGGACGATGTACTGGACCGACGCCGTCAGCGCCAAAACGCACGTGATCGGGCGCTACATGACTTCGAGCGCCGATTCCACCTCGGGCGGCTGCGGCTCGGCCGACGGCATCATCTTCGACCCTGTCAATCCCGATAAGTGGTACTGCGGCGGCAACCCGAACGTCACAAGCAATCAGCACCTGTGGAGCTTCACTTATCACGGCAACCACTCAGAACCGCCGGAGAGTTACGAGGAAGGCACCGCGCTGCCGCTCTGCAACGCCGGCATCTCGAACCAGCCGTGCGTGGTGGGCGTTGATCTGACCGCCGGGACCGATCTCGGCACGCTGGCGCACGCCTTCGACGCGAACTTCCAAAACGACCGCTTCCGCGACTGGTACCTGGTGGGCGTCGAGGACGGCAAGCTGCTCTTCCGCGTCTGGCGCAGCGGGCAGCATTCGCTCGGCTGGACCGTGGTGTACGATCCGGCGGTGCCGGGCGTGGTGGCGGCGCTGTCGAGCTGGCGCTCGCCGGGCTTCCGCTGGTGCGGCCAGAAGTCGAACGAGCCGGTAAACACGCCGGGCTGGCTGAGCGTCGGCCCCTACCCGCTGGCCTACGCGGGCGAGACCGGCCCCGGCCACGGCCCCTATGTAGTGAACGCCACCGGCGCGGCCACCGCCGCCACGTGCCCTACGGGTTTCAGTGGCACCTGCGTGACGATCCCGGTCGATGGCGAGCCCTACGACCTGTTCCCGTGCACCGCGAGCGCGGCCTCGTGCTTCGGCGCGGTCGAATCCTCGACCAAAGGCGAGCTGCAGAACGCCGCCGTCAACGACGAGTTCACGCTCGACGGCACCGGCTCGAACACCGCCGAGCGCCTGATTCTGGCGGCCAAGACCGACGCCACGCACTGGATCTTCGAGCGCGCGTATAACGGCGTCACCTCGACCCTGACCGGCACCAATCAGCTATGGACCGCGTGCAACACCAACCCGCTCGGCACGAACCTCAATTCGGGCGGCGGCAGCTTCTGGAATTACGCGGTGGACCCGCACGCAGCGGCCGCGCTGTCGCGCGATCCGTACTCGATCAACGCACACTTCTTCAACCAGAACCTCACGGCGGCATCGAGTTACACGGTGGACGCGCGCTGCACGCCGAACAGCTTCGGGCGCAGCTGCTACCAGGTGCGCACGTGGACCTCGATCCCGAACTACATCGCGACCGTGCCGCAGGGCATCCTCACGCTGTCGCCGACCTTCGCCGCTAAGTTTGGCCTGGCCGACGGCAACCAGATTCAGTCGCATCCGGCGGGCGCGGGCCTCGCCGCCACCACCGCGCAGAAGGCTTTCTTCTTCGACGCGCGTCCCTATAACGGCGCGTCGGGCAACACCGGCGCGGTGAATGTGTCGGGCAACCTCTGGAAGTACACGGCGTCGAACGCTCCGCTTGACCGCAAGTACATGCCGACGTTCGCCTACGCGGGCGCGCACCAGCTGACCGACATCAGCGGCCCGGCGCTCAATGGCACGATGACCACGCCCTACACCTACTGCGTGGCGCTGCTGGCGAACGAGTGCGCGGCGGGCTCCTCGCCGGGCGACGTGTATATGGTGGCGGCGGCCGTCAATCACGCCAACTGTTTCACGGCGGGCCAGGCGACGGGCCTGGCTTATACCGACATCGACTTATGCGTGGGCAATAACTCGATGACTTACAACTCGATCATGCAGCTGCCGGTCTCGACGGTCGAGATGACGGGCGCGGGATTCCGCGCGCTGTCGCATGGTTTTGTCACGCCGCGCACGCAGGCGGTCTTCGATAATGTGCATCCGCTGCCTAGCGGGAATTGGTTGCTGTACGATATCTCGGGCTTCAACGGCGGCGCGTACGATCAGATCGCGTGGGTCCAGGTGCCGCCGCAGCCGGCCGCCGACGCGGTCAACCGGACGACGTACATCACGACGCCGGTCACCGTGCCGACGCTCGCGGGCGCGGACAACGCGACGGTCAGCTTCGGTTACGCCGAGTACGGCGGGTTCTGCACCAGCCGCGCGGAAGAGTGCCAGACCGGCGTGGCGGCGGCGCTGCCGTTCTACTTCGCCACGAGCGAGGCGGCGAGCCTGACGGGCGTGGCGTGCACTACGGGCTGCACGGTGAATGTGCCGGCGCTCTCGCAGCGCGTGCTGCTCGGACATATCGTGTACAGGACCGGGACCGCGTTCTTCGCGAACGGGCCTGCGTTCGCGGTGGTGACGCCATGACGCCGGCAACTTCGGCAACGCCTGCGATGCTCGGCCCCGTGCTGCGCGACTGGCGCATTATGAACCGGCTCACCGAGCGCGAGACGGCGGCGCGCATAGGGGTATCGGCGGCTACGCTCTGCCGCGTGGAAGCGTGCAAGCCGGTTGACGGGCGCACGCTATCCCGCGTGCTGTTTTGGCTTCTCGGAGGGTGGGGCCTATGAAACGCTGTGTCCAATGCGGCGCGGAGATGCAGCGCCGCGTGCGCGAACACCCGGCGAACTTCGAGCGCCGCGCGACCTGCGGCGCGTTCTGCGCGAAGGCGCAGCGGCGCAAGTATAGCGACGAGTTCTTGCTTGGGCATAATCGCCCGCGCGGGGAGAAGGTTCCATGACCACCACCTATTCGGCGCGCGCCGCCGCCGCGCTCGCGGGCATCACGCTGCGCCAGCTGCAATGGTGGGACGAGCGCGGCATCGTGGTCGCGGGCGTCGCTTCCAAGAACCATCGCGTCTACTCGCCCGAGGCGGTCACGCTGCTGCGCGTGGTGGCCGAACTCCGCCGCAAGCGCTGCCCGTTCGAAGACATACGGCGCGTCATCCAGTACCTCAAACACGAACTCGCGCCCGCGCTCGAAGAGGCCGGTCGGGCGTCCCTGTATTTGCTCTTCGACGGGTGGCACGCGTGGCTCGAAAACGATCCGGTGGCGATGTTTCGCCGCGCTGTGACGATCAAGTCCGGCGGTTTCTACGTCGTCGAGATCGAGCCGCCCGAGGCTGCCCCGCACGATGCTGCCTCGTCAGCTTGCTTTGTTGTTGGCGAAACCCAAGGAGAAAACACCCATGCCGATAGACCCCAAACTCGTACCGCATAACATCGCCGCCGACACGCTGCTGCCCGACGCGGCGCTGATCGCCAAGCAAGATGAAATGCTCGGCCAGGCGCAGACGCAGATGCTCAAAATGGAAGCCGAGATGGCGGCCATGAGCGCGCAACTCAAACAAGCCCAAGCTGCGCTCATCGTCGCCAACGCCAACGCCGCGCAGCAGGCGGCGCAGCGTACGCCGCCAGCGCCCGGCGCAAGCCCGCGCCCGGCGTCGAGCGATCCATCGAATCCCGACCATCCGCACCACAGCTACTTCCGGTGGGGGATCTTCATGGCAATCATGGCGCTGGCGGCCAAGACTGCCGGGCCGATTGCGGGCGCACTGACCAACAACGCCGCAATCAACGCCACGCTGCAAGGTGGCGCTGTAGTGCTTGAAGCGGCCGCCGAGGCGAGCAACGCCGCCGAGCAGCCGTAGCGCCACCTGACGTTTTCGTGGCAACCTTCGATATATCAGTAGGTTGCCCGCCAAGACAACAGCACCGAAACGCCGCACGCGCGCGACCGATGTGGCGCGCGCCGCCCGGCGCGCCCGCATCGCCGCCGCGCTCATCGCCAAAACCCGGCTCACGGATGTCGCACGGGCCGAGAATATCTCGCGCGAGTGGGCTAGCCACGAAGCGCATACTCCCGAAACGCAGCTGCTGATTGCCGGGCTGCTCGACCGCCGCGCGTCCGAAATCGACGCACTCCTCACCGACGCCCTCGACGCCGTGCGCGATGCGCTCGAAGCCGAGGAAGTCACCCACGTACCCATCCAGACCACCGTGACGGTCACGGCGGCGCAAGCTCCGATTGCCGCCGTCCCGAAAACGGGCACGAGCCGCGCGATCCCCGCAACGCCTGGCGTTGCCGGGTCGCGCGTACGCGACGTGCGCCTGGTCAAGATCCGCAAGACGGACCACTACGCCCGCCTGGCCGCCGTCAAGCGGCTCATCGAACTCGCGACCGCCGGAAGGAGCCTGCCGCGCGCCGCCGATGCCGCCGAAGCGCAGTTAGCGACCCTCGAACAGCTCGAAACGCTGGTCGAACTGTCGCAAAGGACGCAGTAGGTCATGAATGCTCGGCAAATGAAGCGCCGCGACAAGCTGGTGCTGGCAAACCTGGGAATTGTGGATAAGATCGCGGGGGGCTACGCGCGGCGCGTTCCCGCCATGCTCTTCGACGACCTGCGGCAGGCGGGCATGATGGGGCTGCTCGATGCCGCCACGCGCTTCGACGCGTCGCGCGGCGCGCCCTTCGCGGCGTTCGCAATTATCCGGGTGCGCGGCGCGGTGCTCGACGCGATCCGGGCGAGCGCCAAGCACTCGCGCGTGCAGCAGCTCAGCTCGTCCAACTCGATGAACGCAACGACGCGCGATGTCGACGCGCGGGGCGGCGCATATTGGGATCGTCAGGTATCGGACTGCGGCGCGGCTGCCGCTGTCATTGTGGCCGGGGCCGAGAGCGCCGAGCAGTTGGCGCGCATCGCCGGCGTGGTGGATGCCGGATCGAGCCGCGAGCGCAGCGTCATGGTGCTGTACTACGGCAAAGGCGACAACATGCAGGTGGTGGCGTCGAAGATGGGTCTGTCGCCGACGCGCGTGTTCCAGTTGCGCGCCGCGGCGCTCGCCGCCGTGCGCGAGCTGGTGCGGACGGCCTGATGCCGTCCCACGCGGAAGCCGCCGCGACGCTGCTCGCGGTGTTTGAGGGACCGGAACGCCTGGTCGCCTACCGCGACGGCGGCGGCGTGTGGACCGTGGGCCGCGGACATACCGGCTCCGACGTGATCGAAGGCACGCGCATTACGCACGCGCAGGCGGTGGCGCACTTCGCCGAGGACCAGGCACCCTTGCTCTCGCTGGTGACCGAGCTGCCCGTGCTGGCCGCCGCGGCCTACGTCTCGTTCGGTTATAACTGCGGGCAGGGCAAGCTCGCGGCCGTGCTGGCCGGCAAAGACGCGATCGGGAACCCGGCGCATACGACCGACCGGCACGGCATCGTCGAGAACGGGCTGGTCAGCCGCCGCGCGCTCGAAATGCTGCTGATCGCGGCGTCATGAAGCCGCCGGCGTTCGCGGCTGCGGCCGCCAAGATTTACCAGGACTTCCACGATCACCGCCAGTTTGCGCCCGAGTGCCTCGTCGTCAAAGACAAATCCGGGCGCAAGATGCCGTACACGCTGGCACCCGGTCCGCTCAAGCTGCGCGAAGCCATCGAGCGCCAGCGCGCCGCAGGCAAGCCCGTCCGCATCCTGTATTTGAAAGCGCGCCAGGTCTTCGTTTCGACAGCGGTGGCCGCGGAGTTCATGAACGAGGTGCCGTTCCGCGCCGGGCAACGCGCGCTGATCGTGGCGCACGAAACCAAGAGCGCGGTCAACCTCTACAGCTACTACGAGCAGTTTCGCGCCGATTACAAGCCCTTTCGCGGCGTGATCCGCATGCCCGCGTTGAAGTCGCAGACCTCAAAGCGCATGACATGGACCAACGGCTCTTACGTCGATGTCGGCACAGCCAACAACCTCAAGAGCGGGCGGTCGTTCTCGCTGCGCTATCTGCACCTCTCGGAGTTTGCGTTTTTCGCCAACGCCAAAACGCTGATGACGGCGTTGATGCAGGCGGTGCCCGACGACCCCGACACGATGGTAGTGATCGAATCGACCGCCAACGGCGTGGGCGGCGAGTTCTACCGCCTGTGGCACGAGGCGATGGACCCGGCCAGCGGCTCGGAGTGGCTATGCGTGTTTTCGGCCTGGCAGGATCATCCCGAGTATGTGCGCGCGGTGGACGATCCCGCTGGCTTCCAGCGCTCGCTCGACCGCGAGGAGCTGGCGCTGCGCGACCGTTACCGGCTCACGCTGGCGCAGCTCGCCTGGCGGCGCTGGGCCATCCAGAACAAATGCCACGGCTCGGTGGATGTGTTCCATCAGGAGTATCCGTCGAACCCCGAGGAAGCCTTCGTGTTCTCCGGCAAGCCGCGCTTCTCGCACGTTCACCTGTCGCGCATGCCGGTCACGGCGCGCGGTCTCGCGGGCGAGATCGAGGTCTACATGAACGGCCCGAAGCAGGTCATCACCTTTCGCGATCAGGATAAAGGCTCGATGGTTATTTACAAGCGGCCGCAGAAGGGCCGCGAGTATGTGGCGGGCGCGGACTTAGCCGAGGGCCGCGACGCGGGCGACGGCTCGATCGGCAACAGCGACCCCGACTGGAGCGTGCTGCAACTGCTCGACCGCGACACCGGCGAGCAGGTCGCGAAAGTGCGCTCGCGGATGCACCCGTCGCCGTTCGCTGACTACTCGCACCTGGTCTTGCAGTGGTATAACTTCGCGTTCCTGTGCCCCGAGATCAACGGCCCCGGTTTGAGCTACATCGAGGCACTGCTGCGGCTCGGCTATCCGCCGTCGCGGTTCTACCATCGCCGCCCGGATCCAGATGAGCAGTTCAGCCGGGACGCCTACGGCTCGATCGACAAGATCGGCTTCCGCACCACGCAGGTGACTCGAGTACAGATCATCAGCGCGCTCGATACGGCGCTGCGCGAAATGTCGGTGCTGATCCACGATCCGGTGACGCTGCAGGAGCTTAGAACGTTTGTCACGCTGGCGACCGGCAAGCAGGCGGCGCAGCAGGGCGACCACGACGACGAGGTCTTCGCGTTGGCGCTGGCGAATGTGGCGCTACTGCACCCACCGGCCGATCCGCGTTTGGCGCAGGCGCGCGGACCGGTGGCACAGGGCGCGCCCGCGACGTATCGCGTGGGGCGGCTGCCCTACCGCGACGGCCGCGGCGACCTGGTGCGGTTTTAGGTGCTGTTGCCGGGCGCGCCGCGCCTCGATTCTCTCAGCAGCACACCGAGGGCAAATCCAGCATGGGACGAGCACCCGCCAGAACCGATCCACGCGCCCGGCTCGTCGATGAATGGGGCGAGCTGCAGGCCGCCATGGCGCCGCTCGAAGAGCGCGCGCGCGCGATCAAGGACGAGCTCGCCCTGACCGTGGCCGACAAGCCGGGCGAGCAGGCGTATCACGTGTGGGGCCGGCATTACGAGCTGACCATCTCGGCCGGCCGGCGCGTCCGCACCATCGTCAACATGCTCCGGATCTACAAGATTCTGGGCCAGGAGACGTTTCTGTCCAGGTGCTCCTTCCCGCTCGCCGCCGTGGACGAGCACTTGGACCTTCAGCAGCGCGCGGCCGTGGTCAAAGAACAGGCGCATACCGGCGTGCGCGAGTACAGCTTGCAGCCGCTCGCCACGCGGGCGCGCGCCGCGGCCTGAGCGCATGATCGACTCCGACAAGATCGACCCCAAGAAGATCGCCAAAGCCGACGCGCCGCAGCTAAGCCTCTCGGTCAACGAGCTGAACCGCCTGGCGACCAAGATCGAGGAAGACTTCTCGAACGCGCTGGCGGATCACGAGCCGCGCATGCGCCGTTTCCAGCGCTACTACCAGCACTGGCGCGGCCGTGTCGATGCGCCCATGGCGGGCGACGAGAAGGAGTCGAACTACCGCGTGCCCATCACGCAGTGGCAGGTCTACGCCAAGTGGGCTAAAGAACTGGGCGCGCTGTTCGGCGAAGACGCCGAAATCGTCGCCAAGCCCGTTGGCCCGTCGAACGCCAAGCGCGTCAAGCTGGTTTCGGCCTACATCACCTGGCGCGTCTTCGACTCGATGCGGCTGCCGAACAAAGCCGCCATCTTCGTGTTCCGCAAAATCCTATTTGGCCGCTCGCACGCTTACGCGCCGTGGGTGCGCGAGACGTTCGACGTGCCGATGGCCGACGGCACGACCGCCGAGGAAGTCGATTACGAAGGGCCGGGCTTTGAGCCGCTGTGGCCCGACGATCTGATCGTTCCGGCGGAGGATGTCGAAAACATTCACGGCTTTTCTTTCGTTATCCGCAAGTACCGGATATCGGTTGACGACCTGCTGCGCGGCGAAAAGAAGGGTATTTACCAGGGAATTACCGACAATATCGAGACGCTCATCAACTGGGCCGGGCACAAGCGCCAGCGCGACTTTGAGTCGGAAGTCGTGAAGCAGGAAAAGGACATGGCCGAGGGCGTGACCTACGAGGGCAGCGCCTCGGGCGCGAACCTGGTCACGGTGCACGAGTGGTACGGCCGCTGGCGCATGCTGAAGGGCAAGCAGGACGCCGAAGCGGGCTCGCTCGACCGCCGCGAACTGTATGAGTCCGAGCTCAAGGTCAGCTTCATTCCCGAATTACATCTGATCGTCGGCGCGCAGGACCTGGCGCTGATGTACCCGCGCAAGAAGAACCGCCGGCCGTTCGTCGAAATCTCGCTGGTCAAAGAAGGCTCCTACTGGTCGCCGGGCTACGGCGAACTGCTCGAATCGATCGAAGACGAAATCTCGGTCAACCATAACCTCGCGGCCGGCGCGGGCGAGATGTCGGTTGCGCCGCTGATTATCTACCGGCCCGGCTCGGGCTTCGATCCGCAGACGTTCACCTACGGGCCGCGCATGGCGATTCCGTCCGACGATCCCGATGGCGTGAAGGTGATCGAGATCCACTCGAACCTCGAATACTCGGTGCATGCCGCGCAGGAGCTGATGGGCCACGCCGAGCGCATCACCGGCATCACGGATATGTCGATGGGCCGCTCACAGGACGCGCCCAACGCGCCGCGCACCGCGCGGCAGACGCTGGCGCTGCTCTCGGAAGGCGACGTGCGCGCCGCGCTCGACACCAACGTGCTGCGCGAGGACTTCGGTTACATCCTGTCGCACTTTTGGGAGCTGGACACCATGTTCGCGCCCGAGAGCATCTTCTTCCGCGTCACCGAGGAGGACGCCGACGGCCTCTTCGACGTGAAGGATGGCGGCGCTTACATGACCGCCGAAGAGCGCGGCGGCCGCTACGACTTCGATCTGATGTTCGCGACCAACGTGTGGTCGCGCGAAGCCAAGAAAGAACAGCAGCTCCAGCTCTACGGGCTCGATATTCAGAACCCGATGATCCTCAACAACCCGTTCGCGCTGTGGCACGTAACCAACGAGCTGCATCGCTCGATGGGCGACGAGCGCTTCGCCGACATCGTGCCCGAGCCGCCCGACCCCGGCATTCCGGTCGATCCGCGCGAGGAGTGGTCGCGCATCCTGCACGGCGAGCTGGTGCACGTCAATCCGCTCGACAACGACCAGCTGCACCTGGTGGATCACTACAAGCGGCTGCAACAGGCGCACGCCGACCCCGAGAGCGACCCGGAATCGACCAAAGCGCTCATGGTCCACATCCAGGACCAGGTCGAGCAGTTACAGCAAAAGCAAATGATGCAGATGCTCGCGCAGCAGGTGGCCGCGGGGCTGATGCGCTCGCACGGTATTCAGCAGCAAGGCCCCGATCTCGCGGGATTGCACGCGCAGATGGGGCAAGTACTCGGCGCGCCGCAGCCTGGGGCGCCGCCGCAGCCGGGGCAGCCACCGATGCCGCAGGGCGCGCCCGTCGGCGCACCGCCCGCCAACGGCCCAGCGCCGCTGTCGATGAATCCGCGAGGGCTCGCCTAGATGCCGCGCGTTAAGATCCTGGCCGCGCGCACCGAGATGGAGCCGGATGCGCTCGATACCGAGACGCTCGACCTGCTGCTGGCCTCGGCCGGCTACGAGCTTCTGCTCGCGCGCTTCGAGCGCACGCTGGCCGCCGAGGTCGAGGCGCTGGCGCATACGCAGAGCTGGGAAGACACGGTGCGCAAGCAGGGCTTCATCGCCGGGCTGCGGCGCGCCGCCGATATGCCGCGCATCTTAAAAGCGGAGATCACTGGAAGGAACCAACCATGAACATGAACGCCAACGGCAACAACATCAAGCACCCGCTCGGTCAGAGGATGCCGGCGAACCCGCTCGGCAACCGCATGCCGCCGCACCCGCTCGCCCGACAGATGGCTCCCGCGCGCGTCGCGCCCGCGCCCATGCCGGTCGATGGCGGCTCGGGCATCCCGGCCATGACGCGATCCGTCGCGGCGGGCCGCCCGGTCAGCATGAGCCAACTCGGCAAAGGCCTCGCCAAGTAAGCCGTGGCTGCCGTCCACACGATGCACGCGCGCTGCCGGCGCTGCTCGCGCTTCCGGCACCCGTCCGAATTCATCGCGGGGCCGGTGGCGGGCTACTGCCTGCGCTGCTACGAAGGACACCGCGCGGCGCTCGCGGTGCTCGAAGGCGGCATTCCGCAGGCCTGCACCGCGTGCTCGCGCAGCTTCCGCGAACTGACGGAAGCCGCGGGCGACGCCGATATCCGCATGTATGTGCATTGGCAGGACGGCTTATACGGCGTGCTGTGCCACGCGTGCAGCGATGCCTATGAACAGAAGCGCCGCGACCTCTACCAGCGAACCCCTCACGGAGTAAGGAAAGCCATCGCATGAACGAACCCAGCTTGCTTGAGCACGAAGAACTGCTCGATCCGTCCGAATACGAAGCGCCGCCCGGCCCGGCCGAACCCGCCGATCCCGCCGCTCCCGCACCCGAAGGCGAGAAGAAGCCGCCCGAAGAGGCGGCCGCCGCCAAGGAGCTGCGCCAGGCTCGAGCCGATCTGAAGCGCGAGCGCGACAGCCGCATCGAAGCCGAGCGCGCCAGCCAGTACTGGCAGGGGCAGACCCGCGACGGGCAGCGCGGCCCGCAACCGGTTCCGCGCGCCGAAGAGCCCGAAGAAGACGTTGACCTGGTGGACCTCATCACCAAGGACGGCGCCAAGGGCTTCAACAAGTACCTCGACAAGCGTCTCGAAAAGGGCGGCTTCGTCAAAAAAGAGGAGATGGACCGCCGCATCGCGCAGGAGCGCTCGACAATTCAGTACGAGGCGAGCCTACTGCGCCAGTATCCCGAACTCGAGGACGACGACTCGCCGCTGTTCGTCCAGACCAAAAAAGAGTACGCCGGGCTGCTGAAGGACGACCCAGGCCTCGCCCGCTCGCCCGCCACGATGCGAATCGCGGCGAAGCTCGCGGCCGCCGCGATCAAAGGCAAACCGGCCCGCGCGGCCGCGCCCGAAAGCGAAGACGACTACGAAGAGGAGCCGCCAGCGCGCCGCGCAAGGCGCGAAGAGCCGGTCGAAGAGGAAGACGACCGCGTGCGGCGCGTCGCGAGCCAGCAGGTGACACGCGGGCGGCGCCCGGCGAGCGATCGCGCGCCGTCCGACGATCTCTCGCCGATGCAGAAGTCGCTCGTGGCCCGCATGCGCGAAGCCGGGGCCAACATCACCGAAGAGGGCTACAAGAAGCGCGCCAACGCGGGCGTCGCTATGAGCGGGCTGCCTTCCCGCCGGGGGAACGGATAAATGTCAACGAGCAAGAAATACGGCACGATCAACGGCAAACCCATCCCGCCCGAGCAGGCGCACACCATTCCGTCGGGCATGACAGACGACGGCATTGCCGAGCGCAACGCGCGGCCCAACCGCCGGCCGTCGGTCGGCACCGTGACGCGCGAGCCGTCGTTCGACAAGCAGCTCGACCGCATGTCGCGCGCGGTCTTCATGGGCGACGATCCGTTTCAGGAAGTGATTGCGCGCCAGCGCGAGGCCGACGAAGCCGGGGGCGAGTATAACCGCTACCGCGTGCTGAGCGACCGCGTGGTGCAGAAAAAAGGCCTGCGCGAGTGGGAGCCCGTCGTCAACGACAAGGGCGACCCGGTGAAGGTGGCGGGCATGACACTCTCGCGCATGCCGACCGATATAGCACTACAGAGGGACAAACACTACGAGGATCTCGGCAACGAGGCCTTGAAGGAAGCCCTCGAAGACCAAGCGCAGAACCAGGAAGAATTGATCCACGCGGCCAAAGTCGCCGGCATCACGGCGCTTCAGCCAGACGAGCTCATTACCGACCGGGGCGACCCCTCCCGAGCGGCTTCCATTGGATTCTCCCGCCAGCGCGGCCGGTAAGGCCGGCGCAGGGGCGTAGCCGCGGCACCCCGCCTCGGACCCACTACCACGGGAATTTTCGATAGGAGAACTGCGCCAAATGGCGAACAACAACAACCCTCACGGATTGCAGCCCCTGGGCACCGGCCTTTCGGGCGGCCCGCTGATCCTCGAAGCCTACAACGCGCTGGCAGCCTATGCCACCGCGATCTTCCGCTACGACGCCGTCAACCGCGTCTCGGGCGGCGGCCTCCAGGCGGGCGGCGTCCCCGGCACAGTCCTGTACTCGGGCGTGTCGATGGAATACGGCGCGGCCTCGGTCCTGACAACGCACAACGTCATCATCAGCCCCGACGCGCTCTACGAGTGCCAGGCTGTTACGGCGCTCACCGCCGCGCAGATGGGACTCAACGCGAATCTCATCCTCAACGCCGGCTCGATCACGACTAAGCTCTCGGGGCATTGCATCGACGACTCGACGGCGGCCATCACCGGCACCCTCGACCTGCACCTGCTCAAGGCGTACGCCACCCTGGACAACGCTTACGGCGCCTTCGCTCGCGTCGAAGTGGTCTTTAACAAGTCGCGGCTGGCCGCACTGACGGCGGGAGTCTAACCATGCAGATCAGAACGCAGTTTCCCGACCTTTTCCTGGCCTCGATGCTTCCGGCTCTGGACGAGGTGATCTTCAACAAATACGACCGCTTCCCATCGCAGTTCCCGAACATCTTCCGCGAGATGACCTCGAAACGGTCGATCGAGCAGACCTCGGAAATTGCCGGGCTGGGCACCTTCACCACCGTGACCGAGGGCGCCAATGTGCGCTACGACGAAGCGGTGCCGGGGTTCGCCAAGACCTACACGCACTCGCAATTCGGCCTGGGCTTCAAGATGACGCGCATCATGGTCGACGACGACCGCTGGTCGATCATCAACAAGCTCGCGGCCGAGCTGGGCCGCTCCGCCAAGGAAACGCAGGAACTGGACGCCGTCTCGGATTTCATCAACGGCTTCAACATCGCGTTCCCCGGCCCCGACGGGCAGGCGCTGTTCAGCGCTTCGCATCCGCTGGTCAAGGCCGGCGGCGTGCAGACCAACTTGGGCGCGGCCGTCGATCTCGACGTTTCGTCGATCGAAGTGGCGCTGACCGCCTTCCGCCGCATGAAAGACCCGACCGGGAAGAAAATTCGGGTGCGGCCGCAGACGCTGATTGTGCCGCCGGAACTGGAGTTCATTGCGTCGGAGATTATCAACGCGACGCAGCGCTCCGACACCGCCAACCATACGCCGAACGCCTTCAAGGGCCGCATCGGCATGCCGAGCTTCGACCAGCTCTTCGTCTGGGACTATCTGACCGATCCCGACGACTGGTTCATCGCGGCCGAGAAGTCGGATACCGAGCTGCGCTGGTACTGGCGCGAAAAACCGAACACCGTGCACGCCGTCGATTTCGATAGCCGCTCGGTGAAGACGGCCATGTGGTACCGGTCGAGCCACGGCTGGTCGAGCTTCTACGGGCTCTACGGCTCTCCCGGCAGCACCTAAACCGCGCTCGCGCGGCCCCGCTTCCCGAATGGAGCGCGGGCCGCGCGCCCGCTTTGTGCCGCCGAACTGTTGACGACTCAAAAGGAGACCCATGCCGACCAATTCTCTCAAGGCCAC